AAGACATTATTATATTATATTATTAAAACATTATAATACAATATAAAACTTAAGGATTGTAAGAATTTTCATTTCCTGAAAAATACCATCTCATTGATAGATATTGTGGTTTGGATTTAGTAAGGTCATCAGATTTCATTTTCATATTTGGTCCATCACTTATAATGCTTTGTATTCTACTAGTTCCAATGGCTTTGTCAAAATATCTGAGAGAAGATGTATAACCATCAAATCCTCCATTCATAGAAACATATACATCTCCATAATTTTGTTTTACTACTCCCTTTAATATGTGCCTTCTTGCCAATGTTCCATTTATAAAAACATCAACTATGTTTCCATTACATCTTATTATTATATTAACCCATTTTTTAACAGGAATATTGTCAATAACAATTTCTTCAGTAATGTTTGTAAATGTGTTAAGTATAATGACAATGTTATTAGTATTAGGACCAATGTATAATCCTGGTGCATTGTTCGGGAAATTAATTCCTTTTGGTTCAGTTGAAATGTTTATGCTGTCATTTCCTTTATGAAATACATGTTTGTATTGCCCTTGTTTATAAGTTAAATCATCAATGAAAATCCATGTAGACCAAGTAAATTCAATTCCGTCTTTTTTATTTGATGATCTCTTAATTGGTATGTATCCATTAGATGATGGATTTTGAGGAATTACTGACATTTGTTTGCTATCAATCATTCCATCTATTAAAATTGGAGATGTTCTTCCTGAAAATATCCATGATAAAAGAGTCATTCCTAAACGTAGAGAGAAAATAAATAAAACAAATATTAATACTAAAAAAGCAATCTTAGCAATAATGCTGTTTGATTGTAAAAAATCTTTTGTACCTGATAAATATTGATTTGTTTCAAATATACTAAATCTACTTTGTAGAGAAGCACCAAAGTCTGACACTTGACCGTATTGACTCATATCTATATATTATATAGAAGAGAATTTAGATATGAATTAAGTTTATATTTATGTGAATATTTATAATTCAAAACTATTTTGTTCTTTATTGTCTTCAAGAAATGATACCTTAAGTCTATATTTATTGAACATATTTCCTAACATGCTTCCTCCATAACCCTTTCTGTAAATGTTCCACGCTTCTTGCGGATTGGTTGCGTTTGCCCAGTAACGAATGTTAGAAGTGTACCCAGAGAAACCGCCTCTGGGGGTGATTACTACTGGTGAGTTTGAAGCAATTTTTGCTACACCTGGCATTACACATGTTCTTACTAATTTTCCATCAATATAAACATCTAATGTTCTTCCATTAACACTTATTAAAGCATTTACCCAACTTTGTATAGGAATGTTCTTAACATTGCAATTGTGTGTTTGTGAAATAGTTGACGCATCCGCATTAGCACTATCTGGATATGTTTGAAGTGCTATTTCTAAATTATTTTGAAAAGCACCTAAAGCAATTTCTGGGCTAGGGTTTCTATCAGCATCTAATCTATTTAAAATCACTTTTTTCTTACCATATTTATAACTCCAATCATCTACATAAAACCAAACCGAATATGTAAAATTGCTTGTATTATTTGCTGACGAGGTTAAATTACTTGCTGATATTATTGATTCTATATTTCCATCTTGATTTGATGAGAGTTTATTGGAATTTTTTGAAAAATAATTAATTACTAGAATAATTATTAAAATTACAATTAGTGCGATTCCGATATTTTTCAAAGCCATTGTATATTATATTATTAGAAATTTTCTAAAGTATAACATAACATATACATAATTATTTTTGTGAATTGTAAACCCAAGAAATTTTATTTCTTGTAAGAACATCATTGAAATAAACCACATCTTTTATAGAACCGCGTATTCCATTGTTTTTTCCAATGGTTATATTGTCAAATGTCATGTAAGGCACTATGTTTGGTGTAGATGATACTAATTTATTGTCCATGAATATATCTAAAGTTCCTCCTTGATAGTTAATAATAAAATTTGTCCATTTTTGGTAAGGGACATCTTTAGTTTTATAAACCACTTTTTCTTCTTTACCAGTTTTAGCCATTATTATTATTTCATTTGTTAATCCATTGTACAAAATGGCTGGTTTTCCTCCGTATGTTATTAAATTAGATTTTTCTGTATAAGACACATTTGTTGAAGGTGGTTGAGGGTCTATGTTAATCCAACAAGATATAGCATATTTATAGTTAAATTTTATTACTGAATTTTTAGTCTTATTTAATATATCATAAGTTCCTAATGATGTTTCTTTATTTAATTCCACTGAGCCTTTTAATAAATTAATTGAATCATGTTTTATCATCATTGAAAATAATTTTGGAATAAAAATTCTCATTAAAATTAATAAAATTTCTATTCCAAAAATAATCCATACAAGTTTGGTTGTAATATTATATTGATTTTTGACATAATTTATAAAATCAGACAAGAAACAAGGCATTACAAGAAGTATGTCAATTATAAATTGAACAAAACGTGAATGTTTTGAGTATTTTGACGACATGAAATATGGCTTAATAAATTGATATCCTAGTGTTATTCCTGTTAAAATAATTAATATATTTAATAAATAAATGCTAGACATTGCCAGTGCTGGTATATTTTTTAAAAAATAATATCCAATAAAAATTAAACCGAGTGGTATTATCCAAATAGCCAATCCGTAAATAAGACTAATTAAAAATGTGCTTATTCCGGGTTTCTGATTATCTTCTTGTTGACCAAATTCGCTGTCTCTACGTTTAATAAAAAACATTGTCATGATGATGACAAATGTTCCAAATAGAGCGGTAATAATAGAAAGTGTACCATAATTATTAATTATGTTTTTTGGATTATAATGAAATAGAATTGACATTAAAATAATGTACGCAATCAAAATAATAAAAAAGATAAATTGTGTTTTATTACTTTTAATATTATCAATGAAATTCATATAATAAATGATTAGAAAAACTTTTAACATTCTACACAAAATAAGCAATAATTTATTATAGATTTTCCATAGTGGTTTTCTCTCCATGACATTCTCTGCATAGCGCTACTAAATTAATGACTTCATTAGAACCGCCATATTCTAATCTAACTTTGTGGTCAACCTCAAACCACGCGGTTAATTGGTTGTTGCATTTACCACATTTCCATCCTTGTTGAGCTGCTACAAATTTCTTTTTAGTTTCACTGACTGACCTTTTTGTGGCACCCTTTCCAGATGTCATGATCCTCGCTTGTTGAGTGACATTTTCATTATTTTCGTAATTTGTATTATCTCTATTAAAAAAAGGTTTTGAAGAGAAATCTAAAAATGGGGACAACAAATCTCCCGCTTCTTTGTCAATCGGCATATATTTTATTAAATCATTTGCGTGAACAAATAAATTTTTTGAATGTGATGGGTGTTTTCTTATAAATAAATATGCGGACAATCCTAAAAATCCAATAAATGCCATTTGATAATATTTTTTCCAAGATTTTAATAATGCAACATATTTTCCATCGTGATAAATATTTGCTATTAAAAATCCAGTTAATAAAAATATCATTAATCCAAATCTCATTTTATATAATACATTAATAAGTTTATTTTATTTTTAATTTTATTTTTACATTGTTTTATGTTTGACATTTACATTACATCATTTATTTAGTTATTTATATTTTATACAAATGCCAAATTACTGCCAATAGAATTAATACAATAATAATGAATATAATTTTTTCTTTTTTTTTTAAATTTTCAATCAATGATATTTTCTTGGGTTTATAATGATGATAATATTTTTCCATTGCGTCTGTCATACTTATCTCTTCTTTGTCTAGCATCAAATTGTATTTGTTGTGAATGAAATGCATCCATTTAATAAATGATTGTCTTGAATCTAAATATGGTGTAACTGGATATTCATCTAATATTTTACTAAATCTATTTCCTATTCTTTCAACTGGCAACATAAGAGGTAAATTATGTATAAAATCATAGTATTTTTTTTTTGTAACATCATTTGGCGTTAAAGGATAGCATAATGCTATCGTATGAAGAACAAACCAATAATGTGGTCCCCAAACAGTTGGTTCTAATTCCATTAGTATAAAGGATATAAAAAGAAAGTAAAAATAACAAATAGCGAACCAATGAACAAATCATTACTCTTCGGAAATAATTTTTCAAATGGTTTTTCAAATAACATGAGTAACAATTTGTGTAATAATTGTGGAAAATTTGGGCATGCGTTCAACCAATGTAAACAGCCAATTACAAGTCTTGGAATTATTGCATTTAGACACGGAAATTCTGGAATAGAATATTTATTAATTAGACGTTGTAATAGTCTTGGTTTTATAGATTTTATGAGAGGCAAGTATCCATTATACAATAAATCATATTTAATGAATGTTATTAATGAGATGACTAATTATGAAAAAGAACAGTTGAAAACTGAAGAGTTTGATACTTTGTGGGAAAGTGTTTGGGGTAAAGTTGTAAGTGTTCAATATCGCGGAGAAGAAAAAATATCTAGAGAGAAATTTATTTCATTAAAATTGGGAATAACAATAAATAATAACAAGTATGATTTGCTTTCACTTATTGAAGAGAGTACAACAAGTTGGTGCGAGCCTGAATGGGGATTTCCAAAAGGAAGACGAGATTATCAAGAGAAGGACCTTCAATGTGCTATTAGAGAATTTGAGGAAGAAACGTTGTATAATAAAAATCAATTAAAATTGGTACAAAATGTTTTGCCATATGAAGAGATATTTACAGGTTCTAATTACAAATCATATAAACATAAATATTATTTGGCTTACATGGATATTGTTCGTGAAAATGATATTAATCATGCATATAAGAATTCTGAAATTAGCAAATTAGAATGGTTTTCATATGATGATGCTTGTAAAATAATTAGACCATATAATTTAGAAAAAAAAAATATATTAGAAAAAGTTAATAAAATTTTAACACAATATAGATTATATTCATAATATATAAGTAACATGTCTACAAAAGAAGAAAAACAAATTAAAAAATGCCAAAATAAGGGCAAAGATTATAATGAAAAGACTGGACGATGTATTAAAAAAAAAATAACAAAAGATTGTCCTGAAGGCAAAGTAATAAATCCTGAAACGGGTAGATGTGTCAAAGGGAAAAAAAAGAAAGAAAAATTGGTTTTAAAGAGAACTGTTAGTAATGAAAAAGAAACTTCAGTTGAACCAGTTATACCTATTGAACCAGAGACAATTGAACAGGTTGAAACTGAACAAGTTATACCTGAGATAGTTATGCCAATTGAACCTGAAAAGAAAATAATTAAAAAACCAGCCAAATCTAAAAAAATAAGAGAAAAATTAATATTAAAAGAAAGAACTCCTGAACAAGATACTATTTTAGTTGATTTACAAGAGGGTCTTAAAAAAGAATATAATGAAATATCTAAAGATGATGAGTTTTACGAAGAAAAACTTAAAGAATTTAAACTTAAAAAAGAAATTGTTGAAAATTTGGATTCTAAAATGTCAGATGAATTCAATTACTTATATCCTACATTAGATGATCCAAATTTTAATGTTAAGATATCAGAAAAGAAAGAATTTTATGACACTCAATATGATGGAAATGTAAAAGATAAAGATGGAACCAATATTGATATTAATTTACAAGCTGAAAAATTATGTAATGCTGAATTTGAATTGTCTCCAAATCAATTGTTTGTTAGAAATTTCTTATCATTTCAAACGCCATACAATAGTTTATTGCTTTATCATGGTTTGGGTAGTGGTAAAACATGTTCAGCAATTAGCGTAGCAGAAGAAATGAGAGATTATTTAAATCAAATGGGAATTGTACAAAGAATTATTGTAGTTGCGTCTCCGAATGTACAAGATAATTTTAAAACCCAATTATTTGATGAAACTAAGTTAAAAAATATAGATGGAATGTGGGATATTAGATCTTGTACCGGAAATAAATTTTTAAAAGAGATAAATCCTATGAATATGAAAGGTCTTACACGAGAGAAAATTATTAGACAAGTAAATAAAATTATAAATAATAGTTATTTATTTTTAGGATATATTGAATTTGCAAATTACATTGATGGTATTTCTAGAGTTGAAGGTGACATGGATGAGAGAAAACGTGAACAAATCTCAAGATATAAATTAAATAAAAATTTTAATAATCGTTTAGTTATTATTGATGAAATACACAATGTAAAGGTTGCAGATGAAAATAAAGATAAACGCGCTGCAAGTGAAATTATGAAATTAGTAAAAAATGTAAATTCTTTAAGATTATTGCTTTTGTCTGCAACTCCAATGTATAATAGTTACAAAGAAATAATATGGTTGCTTAATCTTATGAACATAAATGATAAGCGTCATCCTATAGAAATTAGTGACGTATTTACAAGTGATGGCGGTTTTAAAACGGACGACTCAGGACGTGAAATAGGGAGGGAATTATTAGAGCGAAAATCAATTGGTTACATATCATTTGTTAGAGGAGAAAATCCTTATACATTTCCTTATAGAATTTGGCCCGCCATTTTCTCTCCAGAGAATTCAATAATCTCTCGTGAAACGAATTATCCAGTTGTTCAATTAAATGATAGAGAGATATCTGAAGTAATGGAAATTATAGATTTATATACTACAAAAATAGGAAGTTATCAACAAAATGCTTATGAATATATTATTGATGCATTAAAAGGAGAAGGTACAAAAACCACATCAACCAAAAAAGGAACTGAAAAACAATTACCTAGTTTTGAAAACATGGAAAAATTTGGATATACTATGTTGCAACGTCCTATACAAGCACTAAACATTGTTTATCCCAATGAAAGGCTTGACCGATACATGGAAGGTGAGGAAATTAAAGTAAATGTATCAGAATTGGTGGGGACTGAAGGTCTTGATAAAATAATGAAATATAATGAAGAAAGAGAAGAAGGTTCAAGTGCGAAAAAGAAAGATTTTGAATATAGGAAAAATGACGGACCCGATGACCGAATATTTTCATCATCTCAGATTGGAAAATATAGTAGCAAAATTAAAGCAATATGTGATAACATTTTAAATTCAACTGGAATTGTTTTAATATATTCAGAATACATTGACGGTGGTCTAGTGCCTGTTGCGTTGGCATTAGAAGAATTGGGATTTACAAGATATGGAGAACAATCATCATTATTTAAAACACCACCAACAGCCCCAATAGATTCCATTACATATGAACCAAAGACAAGCGAAACCGTAGGTACATTTAGGTCTGCAAAATATACAATGATTACGGGCGACAAGAGATACTCGCCTAATAATTTAAAAGAATTAAAGGAATTAAATCGCGAAGAAAACAAAAATGGTGAGAATATAAAAGTTGTTTTAATATCAAAAGCCGGTTATGAAGGATTGGATTTTAAAAACATACGTCAAGTGCATGTAATGGAACCATGGTACAATATGAACCGAATAGAACAAATTATAGGAAGAGCAGTAAGAAATTGCAGTCACAAAGTGCTTGATTTTTCAGAAAGAAATGTTTTAATATATCTTTATGGTACTATTTTAGAGAATCCGGAAATTGAAGCGGCCGATTTATATGTTTATAGATTAGCAGAGAGAAAGGCCAAACAAATTGGAGTTATAAGTAGATTATTAAAAGAAGTATCAGTTGATTGTTTATTAAATTATGAACAAATAAATTTTACGGTTGAAAACATGGACCAGCGTGTTAGACAACATTTGTCAAATGGAAAAAACATTCAATATCAAGTAGGAGACCGACCTTATACATCTATTTGTGATTATATGGAAAAATGTCAATATAAATGTCGCCCTTCACATAAGATAATAAAACCAAAATTAGATACATTTAGTGAAGCATTTATTTTCATGAATACTGACAAAATTATTCAAAGAATAAGAAATATTTTTAAAGAACGACATTTTTACAGCAAAGATGAACTTGTTCCAAGAATTAATGTAATAAAAGAATATCCAATAGTTCAAATTGATGCGGCATTAACCCAGTTGGTTGAAGATAAAAATGAATACATTAGTGATGCTTATGGAAGAATTGGAAATTTAATAAATGTTGGTGAGTTGTATTTATTTCAGCCAATAGAATTAACTAATAAAAATGTTTCTCTCTACGATCGTTCTGCACCAGTTCAATATAAGCATGAAGACTTGAAATTTTTGTTGCCTGAAACAGTTTCAGAATCCATTATAGATGAACTTCCAAATGTTATTAATCGTGAAAATAAACAAAAATTTAAAGAATTGATAGACACCATAAGTTCAGATTACGAAAACGCAATATCTGATAATGCAATAATTAGAGGTGAAAAAGACTGGTATAAACAGTGTAGTACAGTCATTAAAGTAATGGAAAGTGAGGGTGTATCAAGAGAGATATTAAAACAATTATTAGTTAGTCATATTGCTGAAATGCTAGTTTATGATGATACCATGACATTAATAAATTATTTATATAGTGAAGAAGAATTAGAAGAACCTTTTAATTTATTAAAAGAATATTATATTTCAAAACAACTTGTATCGGACGAGATAATAGGATTATTGTTACAGAAATATCAACCAGATAAAAAACAAGATGTTCAATTAGTAATTTATAATGAAGAAACACAAAGTTGGAATCCCGCTGAATACACTGATGAAATTGAGTTACAAGATGAAATAGTTAAATTAATACCAACTCGTCAGTTTAATAATCTAGTAGGATTTATAGGAAATGTTAAAAATAAATATATGATATTTAAAACAAAAGATACTAGTCAAGCAAGAAATACAGGAGCAAGATGTCATCAATCGGGAAAACCACACGCGATTAAAAGATTAAATGATATATTAGGAGAAAATAAAATTTCGGCAGAAGAAGCAAAAGGATTACACATAATAAATTTATGTATTAGACAAGAATTTAAGTTAAGATTATTTAATAGAAATAAAAAAGAAAATAAAATATGGTTTTTAAATCCTACTGAAGCAGCATTGTCTTTTGGAAGAGATGAAGAAGAATAAATTGTTTTATACTTAAAATTGAATTAACATAAAGATTTTTATCTATACATAACATAGATAATGGCAACTATTGAAATGGAAGCAAAGAGTTCAGAACTAAAAACTTTAAAACCTAAAAAAGGTAAATCCAAACAATTAGATATTTACATGACAAATGTTATTACAAGACAAATAACATTGCCTATGTCAAGGATTGGACAAAATATTAAAAATGTTTTGGAAAGCATTGTCTCTAATCAAATAGAGGGAAAGTGCGTAGCAGAAGGTTATGTTAAAAAAGGTTCTACTAAAATATTGACATATTCAAGTGGATGTTTAAAAGGTGAAAACATCATATTTGAAATAGTATTTGAATGTAAAGTTTGTTCTTTAGTTGAAGGAATGAAAGTTAATGTAATTGCAAAAAATATTACAAAGGCTGGAATTAGAGCAGAAACAGATGAAAGTCCTAGTCCAATTGTAGTATTTATCGCGCGCGACCATCATATTGCTGGGGATAAATCGGTGTACTTTTCAAGCGTTCAACAAGATGAAAAGATAGAGGTCCGTGTAATTGGACAGCGTTATGAATTAAATGATAAATATATTTCTGTAATTGCCGAATTAATTGAGCCATACACTGAGAAAGCCAAGACTAAAAAGAAACCACGCATTGAATTTCTTAAAATTAAAGATTAAAGATTAATGTTAATAAGTTAATTAAAAACAAAGTAATAATTATTATATAATGGAAATTATAGATATAAAAGAACGCATTGAATTGATGAATAAACATCATCAAATTGAAATTTTAAGAATATTAAAACAAAATTCTGATATTGTGTTAAATGAAAATAGTAATGGAGTATTTATTAATTTAACAGATTTAGATAGTTCTTTAATTATTAAAATTAAAGAATATATTAGATATGTTGAAAATCAGACAAGCAATATTAATGTAATAGAAAATCAAAAAGAAATTATAGAAAATACCTTTTTTAAATGTAAAGGTAATAAAGACAACTCAAATATTAAATTAACTGCAAATGCAAACTTGTAATGGATGCATAATAGATCAACCAAATCAACTTGCTCATATGGGCAATGGAGGATGTTTAAATAGTAAAGAACCTAATTTTTTATTATGTAAACTAAATAAATACATGCTCACAGACACGGTTATCAATAAATATTCTTCAAATAAATCGGTAGTTGAAAACGAAAATAAAAAAGAACATACATCTAAGAAACATTTGACAAACCAATCTAATATTAAAAAAGACATCGCAAATTTTACACCATATGAGAAAGACAAATTGTTTTGGTGTTTTTATATTTTTTTATACGGTTATGAAGAATATGAAATGTCAAAAAAATCTTCATTTGTAATTGAAAAAAATTTTAAAATTAAAACAGTAGAACAACTTTCAAGCATTAACGATAAATTAAAAGAATTAAAATTAAAATCATCTGAAATTCAGGATGATTTGATTAATCAGCCTATTATGTCCATTAAAAGTTTGCAAGTATTTTGTTTAATTTATGACATAAGTATTATTTTTATCAAGGACAAAACCTTTTATGAAATAATTGTAAATGATAAACCAATTAAAGTGATACTAAATGAAAATAATAAAATATATATTCCAGATGAAATGAATGACGAGAAAATTACTTATTATAGAAATAATTATTGGAAAATAGAGAACATTTCTAAACCTTTAAATGGGTTTTCATCATATTCACTAACCGAGTTACAAGATATTTGTAACAAACTGGAAATTCCTATTACAACAAATGGAAAAAAAATACAAAAAAAAGATTTGTATCAACAAATAATTTCTAAAATTTAATGATTTAATAATCAAAAAAATTAAAATTGAACTATAATTTAAATATTATACTTCAATTATATATACACTATGTCCGAACAACTCAAAAGAGGTTCAAAAGTAGAAGCAAAAAATAAATTTGAGAGAAAAAGATATCAGTCATCACCCCAAGAAGAGGGTCCATCGCCTCAAGTGAAACTTAATGAAATGTTAACTGTTGCTTTAGCATACTTAAATAATGGGAAATCTGATTTAGAACTTGAGGTAAGATTTGGAACAAAAGGAATTAGACAAATTACAAAACAGGATTATGACAATGTAATTCAAAAACTATTATCGCTTGATTTTGAACAAGACGAAAAATATGAGAGTTACATTCTTAGATGTATTGGCGAATACACTGATCCCAATACAGGTGCTGTAAAACCATCCAACATAAGAACTGAATTAAATGGATTAGAAACGATTAAAGAATTTTGTGAAAAAAATTCAGTTAAATCAGACAAGTATAGGTATGGTTTTGATTTTAAATGCACTCAAAAAACACTTTTCCGTTCAGGTTTTGACAAAAAATATAAAGATGCTTCACAAACAGAATCAAAACCTTATTTCCCTATAGATTTTAATGATTTTAATTTTAGAGTATCATTGAACCGAGAAACTGAATTAAAAGAATCATCCCCTATAGTAAATGATATTATAGATACTTGGAATGATACTAAAAAAATTTATAGATTAATTAATCGCATATCATTTATTCCCAAAAATTATAGAGAAATCCCATTTAAAGTGGATCTTAGTATTGTAAGAGATTCTCATAAACGCCCTGGGAAAAACATTATGATACCTGAATATAATTTAAAAGATGCAGAAGTATTTGATGCTAATCCAAAATATGAAATAGAATTAGAAATGGTTAATCATGATGCGGAATCAATGTCAGTTGAAAATATATCATTGGCTCTTAAGAAAGTAGTCAAATATGTATTATGTGGTTTACAACAAACAAATTATCCTATATCTTATCCTGACCAAAATAGTGCAATAAAAGATTATTTGCGCTTGGCGAGAGGACGAGATTATGATGAAGATAAAATGGAAAATTATAGAGTGAAATCTCGTGATTTCATTGGACCTTCGTCTTACACTCTTCAGTTAAAAAATGTAGCCGCAATTAATCCTGATAGCAATATGCCAAATATTAGAAACAACTACACTGTAACTGATAAGGCTGATGGAGAACGTAAATTGCTATACATAAATGGGGTTGGCAAAATATATTTAATTGATACAAATATGAATGTACAATTTACGGGGGCTTTAACAGAACCCTTTCTTGGAAATACTATTTTGGATGGCGAGCATATTACACATGACAAAAATAAATTATTTATTAATCTTTATGCAGCATTTGATATTTATTTCTTAGATAATTCAGATAAACGTGCGCTTGGGTTTGTTCCAATGACGGAAGAAGAAACACAACAAAATCCGGACAAATATAGATTAACATTATTAGATAGTTTTATGAAAAATATAAATCTTCGTTCAGTTGTTCCTAGTGAAAAAATATCTCCGTTAAGAATTAAAATGAAACGCTTTGGAATTGCAAACGGCGATAAAAGCATATTTCAAGAAACTGGAATTATATTACAACAAGAAAAAGATGGGCTATTTGAATACAATACTGATGGTGTAATATTTACACCAATGGACAAAGGTGTTGGTTTAGACAAAATCGGTGGAACGCCTGCAAATTATAAAATTACTTGGGATTATTCATTTAAATGGAAACCCCCTCATTTAAATACAATTGATTTCTTAGTAAATACAAGAAAAACCGCATCAGGGCAAGATGTAATTTCTAATTTATTTCGCAGCGGAATTGACAGTTATAAAAGAACTCAAATTGACCAGTACAAAACATTAATTTTATGTGTTGGTTTTGATACAGCCAAACATGGTTATGATAATCCGTGCAATGATGTGTATGAGGATAAAGTTCCTAGCCCTGACGACCCCGACAATGATGATAGATATGTACCACGCCAATTTATTCCCAGAGATCCTTACGACATTGACGCAGGAATTTGTAACATTATGTTACAAGACGACAAGCGAGGCGTGCCGAACTTAATAACAGAAGAAGGAGAAGTATTTGGAGATGAAATGATTGTTGAATTTGCCTACGAGAAAGACAAAGAACACAAATGGAGATGGAAACCATTACGTGTAAGATATGACAAAACAGCGCGATTTAAATCTGGTGAAAAGGAATATGGAAATGCGTTCCATGTTGCTAATAACAATTGGTCAACTATACATAATGAAATAACAAATGAAATGATTTCTACTGGCGATAATATTCCAGACATGGAAGTAGATGACGAAGTTTATTATAATAGGTCAACTGGATTGTCTAAGACGCGTGGACTTAGAGATTTTCACAATTTATTTGTAAAATCTATATTGATTAAAAATGTATCTAGACGTGGTAATGCTTTAATTGATTATGCTGTTGGAAAAGGTGGAGACCTTCCAAAATGGATTTCTTCTAATTTATCATTTGTATTTGGAGTTGATATTTCGCGTGATAACATTGAAAATAGGATAGATGGTGTATGTGCTAGATATTTGAATTATAGACGTGAATACAAAGTAATGCCAAGCGGATTATTTGTTTGTGGTGATTCATCAGTCAACATAAGAAACACTGACGCAATTTATACACAAAAAGGAAAAGAAATTACACGAGCAGTATTTGGTATGGGTCCAAAGGATGAAACTATTTTAGGCAAGGGTGTTTTTAAACAATATGGAAAGGCAAGTGACGGGTTTGACGTAAGTTCTATTCAGTTCTCAATGCATTATATGTTTGAAAACAATGAAAAGGTACAAAATTTGCTTAGAAACATTAGTGAATGCACAAAAGTAAATGGATATTTCATTGCTACTACGTATGACGGAGAAACGGTTTTCAAAATGCTTGAAGGAAAAAAACAAGGAGAAAAAATTGCAATATACGAAGATGAAACAAAGATATGGGAAATAACTAAATTATATAATAATACTAATTTTCCAAATGATGTAAATTCATTGGGTTATGGAATAAATGTTTATCAAGAAACCATTAATAAAGTGTTCAAAGAATATCTTGTAAATTTCACATATTTGGTTCGTCTTATGGAGAATTATGGTCTTGTATTAATAACACGTGAAGAAGCCCGTCGTTTAGGATTTCCAGATGCTACTGGAATGTTTAATGAATTATATCAATTGATGGAACGAGAAATTAACAGCAACCCATCAAAACGCGACGATTATGGAACGGCAATGAGAATGACTGCCGGAGAACGTCGCATTTCATTCTTAAATAGATATATGATTTTCAAGAAAGCAAGAAACGTAGATGCTCAATCAGTTGCAATGGGTTTATTAGATACATCTATAAGAGAAGAAGAAATTGAAAAGAAAGAAACAGAGAAGGCTTCTGCGGTAGCAACCGCTGTAATGAAAGAAAAGAAAAATAAAACTAAAAAAATCAGAGAAAAAATTAAAATAGTTTAAAATTAAATAACAATTAAATGATAATTAAATAACAATTAAATGATAATTAATTTAATTATATAAACAACATAAACGATTAAAATAATATATAGTAGCATCTAAATGAGTTATTATATATTGCCAAATGTTAGATTGTTTGACATTTCAAATAGGTTTGAAATTTTTTTTTCCAGAGATGAACAAATTAGTTGTATTAATAAAAATTTAAACGAATATCTAAACGCAGTTAAAATGCAGATATCAGATTATGATGGTAAGTGGGATACGTATAAGAAATATACTAATTCATATGAATACATACATTCGTCTATACCTAATACAAAACAATCGGTTTGTAAATTAAAGCCATTGTCTAGGTCATTTTTTAAAATGATTGAGATAAATTTAATGTTACAAATTACAGAAGATTTACCAATAAATTGTTTTTCATTTCATTTGGCAGAAGGTCCTGGTGGATTTATTGAAGCATTGTCACATTTAAGAAATAACTTAGGTGATACTTATCATGGCATGACATTACAAGATGAAAATCCTAATGTCCCTGGTTGGAAAAAAACAGAATTGTTTCTTACTAATAATCCAAATGTAATAATTGAAAATGGAGCAGATGGAACGGGGGATTTAATGAATAAAGAAAATTTAATACATTGTTATCAAAAATATGGAGGTAAAATGGATTTAATTACCGCAGATGGTGGGTTTGATTTTTCTATAGATTTTAATAAACAAGAGACAAATTCTATAAAATTAATTTATAGCCAAATTTGTTTTGCAATTGCTATGCAGAAAAAAAACGGATGTTTAATTTTAAAAATGTTTGATATTTTTACAGAACCAACAATTGAATTATTATTTATTTTGTCTTGTATTTATAAAAAAGTTTATGTGTCTAAACCTCATACCAGTAGATGTGCTAATTCCGAAAAATACATAATTTGTAAAAATTTTATCTTAGATGACGTAAGTCATATCATTCCGAAATTACTTTTAAATTATGACAATTTGAATGATGCCGCATTAAATCTAACAAAAATAATAAACATTGAAGTGCCTTATTTATTTATTAATAAGGTTGAAGAAATTAACGCTATTTTTGGTCAACAACAGATTGAAAACATTTGCCATACAATCAATCTTATTGAGAATCATAAACCTGAAAAATTAGAAACATTTAAAAAAACAAACATTTCTAAATGTATTAATTGGTGTCATAAACACCAACTTCCTTATAATAAAAAAATTCAATCTTCTAACATGTTTTTATCACAGAGAAATAATTCAGATAATTCTGATTAATATTTCATATTAATTAAATTTATGTAATACAAATTTAATTAATAATTAATTAATAAATAATTTATGCTCTAGCGGCTTGATGAGCGGCACTGGCAGCGGCAGCAGCCTGACGACCAGCGGCGGCACCAGCAGCGGCAGCCTTAGACGCGGATTTAGCAGCAGATGCAGCGCGAGAAGCGGATGAAGAGCGACTGGCTTGGGCCGCGCGACGAGCCGCCTTGGCAACAGAGCGAGTAGCAGATGCTGCTTTAGATGCGGCAGCAGATGCTTGGCGAGCAGCAGCCTTCTTCATGGTCCTAGAGCGACGGCGAGCAGCTGAGCGGGAAGCAGAGCGGGAAGCCGAACGGGAACGAGAAGCCGAACGGGAACGAGAACGAGAACTTGATCTTTTATGGGAAACCATTTATATATATAATAAACAAAAAAATATAAACGAAGACAATAATTTTATTAATTTATTTTATTATTTTATTATTTCCTAAATTACCAAATAGTATCGGTATTGTGCCACCACATCCCATCCCCCTTTTTGACATTATATATTTCTCTAAATATTTCTAATCTTGTCATTGGACAGTTACAACGATATTTTTCTAAAGGATGAGGATTTGTCTTTAATTGGGCAGGTATGGCTTTTGAATAGATTTTTTGTCTGGATTGGATTGCGCAATATACATAAAATGCGTCTAAAGATATTTTTTTTATAATATCAATATCATTATTTGCTTGTTGGAATAATAATAAATATTCTTCTGCTAAAGATAATCCAGAAATATCTGCTAAATCTTCGCCAACCCCAAATTCAGCATCAAATATAATTCCATCTCTGGCAGCAAATTCTTCGTATTGCTTAACAACATCCTTAATCTTAAGATTAAACCGATGTCTATCTCTATCCGTCCACCAATTGTGCAAATTTCCCTTTTCATCAAATTTACTTCCCATGTCATCTAAGCAGTGAGACAATTCATGTCCGATAGTTTGTCCAATATACGCTAAATTATATTCAATTCCTCTTTCATCCAAATCAATAAATGGTTTTTGTAAATATGCTAAAGGAATGTAGATAGAATTGTCAGTTGGGGTGTAGTACGCATTTACTACATATGCCTGTGTACCCGATAATTTAAATTTATTCCAGTCTATCTTAGGAACATCCAATCCTACAGATTTACCTTCCAATTCTATGTTTTTTTTATGTCTCCAGTTAGTCAACATATTCATATTAATCCAAGGATCATCATTAGAATAATTTAAAATAGGGTCTTCTCTTAATTTTTCAGGAGAACCAACAATTGCTTTTAAACATTTTAATTTTTTTAAAGCGGTTTTTTTAGTAGATGGAGAAAGCCAATCATTACGTGATATTTTATTAATAAATATCTCTCTGAAATCATGCACCATGTTTGTAACATATTCTATTTTCTGAGAATTCCAATTGTGTTCAATATATTGTTCTGTTAAAAAAGTATTAAAACAAAAGGAGAGGATATAAATTGGATAAATTTCTTTAGGAAATCTAACCGGTGTTCCTTCTACATATTTATTATAGAAATCAAAATAAATTTGGTTCCAGTCCCATTGACAAGTGAGAAACATTTTTAAATAAATAAATAACCAATATGTCTTCCATTCTGGTGAATTCCAGTTTTTTTTTAATAATTCGGTCATGCAAGTTATTCCATTCAAACTTGATAATACTATTTTTTCAGGAACACTCTTATACCCCAATTTATGAGCAAATGATGTCCAATCAAATCCATACTTATTTTCTAATTCAGTTTTAGTGACAACATTGTAATAATCCGGATTGTCTTTTTTTATTTTTGTGCAACCCATAGCATCAAGCATTTCAATTTCTACATTCCAAATATCTTCAGGATTGTAATCTTTATATTCATTTGGCAATAATGTCTTGAATGTGTCTCTAATAAAATTTAAATATTTTACTTTAAAATCGTTTTTGAATTTTTTTGTCAGTTTGTCGTCATTTGGGTCATCAATGTAAATCATATAATCATATAATCCTAATTGAGGCATATCTAAGTGACTGATGTTTTTACTTACATTTTTTTCATCTGGTCCAATAGACCAAACTATTGGCGATTGCCAAGATACAGTTTCGTTTTTGTTAACACTAGCCAACATGTCATATACGTCTCCATTTTCCAAAATATATTCTATGCTTGTTTTCAATTCTTGAGCATGTTTTAATCCTTTTTTTTTGTCTGCTCCATAAAAACTATTATACACATTTGATATAGCCTTCGCTTTTAATTGCCTAGGATTTGATTTTATGTATTTTTTAACATAATCAATTAATTCATAATAAACCTTTTCTTGAGTAATTCTAAAGTCATCAATCTGTACATAATATTTTTGTTCTATTTCCAATTCTTTTTCTGTGCGTTTTAACCAATCTACATTAATGTATGTATAAAAATCTTGTCTTGTTTCATTTTTATTAATCATGTGCGATGATTTTAATATTTTTTTTAATTCTTTTATGTACTCTCTATATCTTTTCCAAATATTTTCTATACTTTTCCCATTATTGTGTCTTTTTTTACTAAACAAACTGCCTTCAAAAGTATTATATGAATTTGCTTCATCTTTTTCTAATTTAATTTTACGTTTTTTGGTCTTATTATGTATATTTTTTAACATCTTTTTAGATGGTCTTGATTTCATTTTAATATATATAATCACTATAAAAATAATATAAATTAATTAAGATTTTAGTTTTTTAGTTATTTTATTATTAATTCTAATTCTTTTAGTTTTGTTTATTTTTTTTTTAAGAGTTTTATTAACATTGATGTACTTTTCATTAGTTTTAAATAATGTCCATGGTTGCGATGGTCTATCATGTAAATAAGGACCAAATCTTTTCCATTGAATGTTTCTATTAATGAAATCATTTTTATTAAAAGCCATTCCACATGATGACCCCCAACGCATAATAAAAGACATATGTTTGGCTAGATGACTATCACATACCGCACCATCTAATGCTCCTCTTGGTTGATAGGGCAACGGTCGGTCAGATTGACTCATGAATGCTCTATCATCTAAATCATAGTGACTGCAACACGTTCTTGAACAAGGATTTATTTTATTTAAATAAACATCATAATGGTCTGCTATAATTTCCTTTGCAATGTTTATATCTATTTTTCCTTTATTTTTTTCCATCAATTGTTCTAATCTAACCTTACGCGCACCTTGATGACGTCTAATATCATCAAACCCACTATTTACACACTCTAAATTTCTTATTCTAGAATCATAAGTAGCATTAAAACCTATAAAATATCCATTTTTTGTTCTCTCTACATTTACAAAAAGAACTCCTAATTCAATGCGCATTATTTCGTTTGTGTTTATGTCACCAAACAACCAAGAGTTTGCATAATCTCCTGAATTATTTCTAGTTAACATTGTTTCATAATCATCCAATTTATTTGCATACTGCATGGCATTTCTAATCCGACAAATAATGGGGTCTCCATGTTTATATGATGTAAACCCACCAATCGTAGTCTCAGTTCCTATAATTCCAGCACTTGTTACAAAAAAATCTGTTTGGCTAGAAATGTATCCAGGCGCAGCTTGATAAATTATTCTATTTCCTTTTAAAGGTTTTAAATCAATTATGTAGTTAAAATATTGACCTTCCATGTAATTATCAAATGAATTATGAGCACAGCATATTTTACCATCTTTTGTGTAATCTCCTACTGCCATAAATGCAGAACATTTATCTTTTGAACCACCTTCCATTGATCCGGATGAAATTTTACTTAATAAATCTCCGTATTTTCTCTCTAATTCTGGCATATATTTCAAATATTCATCCAACTTTGACAAAGGATAATCAACTGACGTTGCATTATTCCATAAAATAAGTTGATCTAATGTAATTTTTGAACCATTTTTATTGGCACCATCTGTTATTCCCTTTAATTCTTCCATTATTTCTGAAAATTTTTCTTCAATCTTGCTTTTGAAAAAGTAATTACTTATCTCTATAAAAAAATCAAATGGCAAACCATGACTATCATATAAACTAAATTTAAGCATATCAATTGCTTCTTTAATTTCATTTGATAAAAGTTGACCATGTGCATATCCTCTGTTGTATGGGGAACCCTTTATAGAAATGTATTTCCAACCTTGTTTTTCTATTTTATAGCCATTTTTTACTTTCATTTATATAAACTACATATAATAATTTTACATTTAATTAATGTTCATTTTGAAATTTCTAGTTTGAATGTTTTGCTAATAACATGTTCGTAACTAATCGCAAATGCCATCAATATTAATATAAATGCTATATAATCACTATTTGTAATCTCCTGTTTTAAATAAAATTTATTTATTAATAAAATTAATCCAAATTGTGTTAAAATTAAAGTAAATATGTCTTGAATTGGAGTTAACAAATTATGTGTATGTGACAAATCTATTGCGTATGTTAAAAAAATCCAACCAATCCAAGCAAATGGTATAGCAATTAAAAATGCTTTTATCATGGATATATTAGGAAATTTTAACGTATAATATTGACCCCACATTGAAAACATTTGGCTAATAATAAATGATGAAAAAAATTTAAAATATGTAACAATTATATTCATCACAATATATATAATATACAATGAAAACAAAATTCTCATACAGGACATTTTTATTATGGATTATACTAAATGTAATACTTGTCGGGTTTATGGATTTAGCATTTTTTTACCAAACTACAGATGAAGTTAAAAAATCAGGATATTTAACTAAATTGTATTGGTCCGAGTTATGGGCTACATTTGAATGGATGTTTGTTATTCCTGCAAATAGAATAGGAAATCTTTTTTTATCTGCCCCACAACTTTCACTGTCGTCATATTTTTTTAACTTTATTGGACAAATTGTAACAAATAAATATTGGCTGAACCTTCCTATAACAATTGATGATTATTTTGGAATGATTTTAATTTTAATAGGAATGTATATTTCAAGTTATAAAATTTTTGGTTAATATCTCTCTATCTATATCCCCTCAATCTGCCTTTTGGATTTACAATATTTCCCGTTGGCGTATAAAAACATCTAGTGTGGTTATATGCAGTAGCAAAACATTGAGGCGTAGTTGGTTTAGTTTTAATAAAGTATGAACCGTTGCCTTCCCAATTATAATCTCCATAATTTGTGGCTTTAAGTCCATTAGCATTATTAGATTGTGCTCCATTTTGATAAAAACTATCATTCTTTAATTTAAGAATTCTAGACCCGCCAGAAACAGCACCTTCAACTGAAAAAGGTCTATTACTTGGTTTATAAATGTTATTTTGATTGAGTTTACATGTAATAATACAACTAGTTTTTTGACTTACTTGTGGTCCATCCTGATTATTATTGGGATAAAGCGCTACACCGCTAAGATCTGAATAATATGTAGGGGAACTTGTAAAATATTTAACACCATTTGCATGTTGCGATGATAAACGTTGATAATATTTTTTACATCGGCTTTGTAAATAAGCACTAGTGTCTGTAAAATTTCCCTCAATTGGAGTGCATTGTGATTCTTTGATTAAATTTGCTTCAGGATTACAACAAATCCTTTTTCCTATTGGACCATCGTTTTGAGTTACAACGTTGTCGCAATTGCCAATTGAATCACAAAAATTATTATATTTATCTACATTTGTGTTTGAAACTATTTTTGTATTTGTTGCTTTGTAACAATTTTCAGGGTCAACACAAACAGATGATGGTCCACAACAGTTGATTGTATCTCCTTTTGAAAGTCCGCTCCCAAGAGCAATTACTGAACCGGGCAATTCTAAAGCACTTATATCTTTACTTTGAGTTCCTCCTCTAATATAATCAGGATTTAATTGTTTTCTCCAGTGTTTTAAAGGTCTTGGTAAAAAAGCATTTCCATCACTTATTATCGGACCTCCCACTTGATTATTAATCCAAGAACCATTTGTAATAGGACGTGCTTTGCTAGGCACTATATCATTTTTATAATTTTTCCAAGATTTGTATGGTTGAGGTTGCCATTTATATGTAAAATGCTGATATGTTGACATTTATAATATATATCTATGTAGATTGTTATTTTTAATTTAAGACTAAATATTTTAAGAAAATAAAAACTATACTTATATTAATGGATTTACTACATTTATTTATCATCTCTTCAATAGCAATATTAATTTTATTAAATATTTATGAAAAAATTAAACCAACAATGATAGAAAAATTTGATAATCCAACTGATAAACCAAATAATAGTTATCAAGATTACAACGAACTTCAAAATAAGGACCCAATGTTTTTAGCAATAAAAAATGCGGCTAACATATCTTATATGAAATCTCAATTAGACGAATTAAGTGGAATAAAACAACAGATATTAGATTTAAGTAATAATGTTTATACAAATGCACAACAAATTGACCAAATACAACAAGCAGTACAAGACCAAGCAGAAGCAGTAACTGGCGGGGCTTTACAATCCAATGATGAAGATGTCCAAGTTACTGATGAAACTGAAATTGATGATGAACAAAAGGATTTACAATAATAAATTAATTTGAAATTATAATTATTTTAGATATGTAATAAAATAATTATATAATATATATTATGGCAAATATCTTCCAAGATGCTCTTACAGATGTAAATAAACTAGAAGAAAAATTATTAGGACCCAACTATAGTTACACAAATCAAATAAAATCGCCTGGCGAAATGGGAATGAGTAGTACAGGAAGTTTTGCTACACTAGAACGTGACATTTCAGGATTAATTTCTTATGTTGAGCTTCTAGTTACTGGAGGAGGCAACGCTTCCAAAACGGGACGACCATTAGGAAATAAATTTTTCCTTAAAACAGGCGCAAAATGCAAAGATAAAAAAACCGGAGAACTCGTACAACGTTCTATTTACATAAATAATGTGCCAGATGGAAGCATACCATTTATTACTTCAGGAATGGGAGTGAATTTTACAACATTTGAAGGAATTATTCCAGGCACAATGAGCAATGTTTCAAAAATAAATCCATTTCAGATGTTACAGTCATTTATGATGGGGTCTAATCCAGAATGTCAAGCAATGACATTACAAACTATTGATGTTAATAATAATTCCAGTACAGAAACTCAATACATTGCTACATTAGATATACAAAGTATGAACGCGTGCTCTTTCCCAGACAAACGTAATCCAGTCACTGGAGAGAAATGTCGCGAAGCATTCTCTAATAGAAACATTAATTTAAATGAAATTAAATCATCCCAAATGCCAGACGAATTAATTTCCAGAATTTATTTTAGTACATTAGGTATATTCGGCCTTTATATTTTACTTAAAATGATGGAAAATAAAAAATAAATTAATAATAAATTAATTCTGTTATTATTAGAAAAAATACATTATTAACTAATGCATTTTTATTTTTAAAAATTATTTTTTTTTTATTTTCATTTTCTTTTTTATTTTTCAAATCAAAACAAATTTACCTAATATTTATTTTTATTTCAATACTTACTTTGGACGAAGAGACATCATGAACGAGCGTATCCATGACATAACTGAAAATGCAACCAGAAGCCAGAAATAATCTATTCCATCTGCACTTACATTGATAACGAACCTAATTGCTTTACATTCAATAGATGTCGCTTTTATCGGCGATATAATAAATCCCCACAATGTATCGGGAACACAAAAGTAGACATACGCATGCGGAGCAATGTAATGAGCAAAACAACACGCTAAGAATACCCACACTGAAGACGGAACAATCTTGATAATGTTGAAGACCATCTTGGACAATAGAAGTTTTGAACTTATTTCGCCTACAATTAGAATTTACTAACGACTAAATGTAAAAAAGTATTTCAATTTTATTATTAATATTAACATTAATATATTATTTATTAATTATTAATTATTTTCTATTTCTTCTTGCGGTTTTCCTACCTTTTTTATGTTTGGATTTATGTGAGGTTGAACTTCCTCCTCTGCAAACTCTATGTTTTCTAGATTTTTTACCTCCGTAAGCGGTTGACACATTACTCGCAGGTGGATTATAAACATAAGGATCACTAGCAGTAGATGATTCGGTAGTTGCAGAGTTAAATTTATTTTTTAAATTATCCCACCAACTAGGGGCATAAGGATCAGAAGGTGTTCCTGTAAGTTTTGATTTTAAATCATCATACCATCCTCCACCATAGTGCTTAGATTTTCTAGTACGTTTACCAATTTGACGGCGTTTTTTACCACCAACCAATGAACCATCGCATCCACAACCTGTCATTATATTATATATTAATAAAATATAATATATTAACAACATTTCGTCTATTATTTTAACGCAAATATTTTTATTTCTAAAGTAGAAACAAAATATTAGATTTCATCATAATTAATTTCCCCCACCTCCTCATAATCAATAACTGGTACATCAAAATTTTGATTGTATATTGGCAATGAAGAAGTGTTAAATTCATCAAGTGGAAATGTCAATGCTGGTGCTGACGCAGCGGCATAACTTCGCAAAGCAGAACTAGATATTTGACGATTTCCATGACTTGTTGCGATTGAATATCCACCACTCTTAAATTCTCTATTTGCTCCCTTCTTTTTTGGAGCAACACATCCACCTGCTCTACATCTTTGCCGAGCGGTATTACGAGATGTAGTGTCTTGTGAACGAAAAGATGTTTCCTGTATTGTTGCAGGACTTTGTATTGAAGATTGTCCAATTGTTCTATTTGATTTTAAATATGTTCTCTCGCCAGAAGAAATAGGAGCCCATCTTTTTGTATGCGCATCATTTGAACTATTTGTATACAAATGTCTAGCAATGGAAAACATACTATTCCCTGCATATTGAAATTGTGCTGGCATAGCCCGATATACATTTTTAATGTTACCATTATTTATGTTTTGTTTACTTGGAAATGAAGATGGCCCGTGAAAACTCTGAAATATTAACATATATATTATAATACATTATATTAATTATGCTAATATATTACTTAATTAATATTTAAAATCTGCGGACTCTTTTCAATGCTGAAAAAGCACCATTGTTTGCACCTCCAAAACTTTTATCATCATATGTTTTGTTTACAGCCCTTAATCTTTTGTATCTGACATAATCAGCACCATCATAAACATATCTGGGATTTCCGGTATAATAAGCAGTTCCATTATTCTGAACCGCATTTGTAAACATTTTAACAGTTTGAATATATGACGGTCTAACTTGATTTGGTGATGGTAAAAAGGGTGCACCTGGTTGATTTTTACTACCATTTACATCTCCTGCTGACATAATAGCCCTAAAAGGTGTTGTTTGAGACAATCCATTTCCTACAAACCAAGCGGGGGATTGAACGACTGGATTATTAGACAAAAATTGGTTACCAAATGCTTCACGCAATACAAATCTATCTGTTCCGCGTGCTCCACCGCCTTCCATGCCGGAACCTCCAGTAGAACCAGCACCACCACCAATTAAACCAGATTTTGGTTGACCACCTGGAAGTCCACCGCCCAAAATTGAAGCCATAGTATTATTTAATACATTTCCTGACATTGTATAATTTATACTAATATAAAAATTTATTCTCTTAAGTTAGGATTAATGCATATTTCTCTCGTTGGAAAAATGTCGCCAGATAAACATTCGTCAGAATCATTTACCTTTAAACAACTTCTAAAACCTCTGTCTTCGCCTATGTAACAAAACCCTGATTTTTTTGAAGATTTATTTGCTTGTGTACCGCTTCCAGCCTCATCTGGCATTGGATCAGATTGTGTTTGTTTTTTTTCATTATGCAATGCTGTATCTAAACTACTATCTATGTTATTTTTAGAATATCCACCAGTTAATGTTTTCTCTAAAACATTTGCGCCTGTTATTATAGTTCCTGCAGTTACATCTACGCCTGTCTTAATACCTTTTGCGGTTACCCCAGTGACTACTTTCGTTGTTTCTCCAATAGATATTCCAAATATTTTAGATAGTGTCATAAAGATGGGACGAAATAATTTCGCAAAAAATTGGTTTACATTTGCTAAATAACTAAATAAATTAAATCCTAGAAATGATAATATTAAAATTATTAATAAATATCTAAATAAATTTCCTGAAAAAAAACCACTTTTATTTGATGGTTCTATACTACTTGAAGGAGTAGGATTAAACGTCGGAGTGCTTAATATTGATTTGTAAGTTACATTGGACGGAGTTAAATTTGTCGTATTTGTTATGACATCTTCCATATTTATATATTATATAGAATTAATAATACAAATTAAACTATGTATTATATTGCGGTTTTATCACAGTGCCATTTGCATTTTTTTCATAATGTCCAATTTTTCTATGGTTTTGTCTAAATTTGATTTTTCTACTCCATTAAATAAATAATCAGTTGCTGGTTTTTGTTCACTTTTCTTAATTTCCTTATAAACTATATTTATTTTGGATACTAGTCCATCTATTTCCTGTTTATTTGAAATCATTTCAATCACATAATCTACTTTTTCCGTAACTAAAGCCACCGCAAAATACAATAAAAATCTACGTCGTTTTTTGATTCCATTTTTGTATTTTATTGAAAATATATTTAATAAAGAATTCATTATCTTAGTACACAACGGATTTTTTAATTTGCTACACGCGCTTAATAAAATCTCCCATATCATCCATATTATATCTTTTTGGAATTTTTCATTAATTGGAGCAAATGTTCTTCTCTCACATAAACATTGTTCATTTTTCTTTTTACAAATGGCTTCAAATTCCATTATCCATTCTATCCAATAACATGCTTCTATTGTATTTTTTGTTTTAGACGATACATTATATGCGAATTCATTGATGGCTATAAATATTTCTTTTGGATCGTCTTTTAAAAAATGTGGTTCAGCATATTTAATATTATCTGCTTTTAATCTACTACTCATGTACGTAATGTCAAATTCTTCTTGTTTTTTAATTTTGATAGATTCAAAACTATGATGCTTTCTAGATTTACATAATACAAACATTATTTCAGAAAATAATTTCCTTATCTTTTCATTATTTCTCATTGATAACTCGTTGTCTAAATAACCATTTAATAAAATGTCTTTAAAATTGTTAAATCTCATTTCAATGTAAATAGGTAGTTTAGGATTTCCTAAATGTATATTTTTACCAATAAATGTTAATATTGTTTCCCATAAATCAGTAAAATGTCCTGAACATATTAATTCAGCCGCCCAATTACAAGCAGGTTCTATTTTAGAATTAACTAGAGAATTTAGAAGTTCTTTAGTAACCGAAGTTTTTTTATAACCTGAAAAGGTAATCGTTTTAAATTCTAAATTTGTTCTAATGTCATTTATTTCTATATCATTCATAATAATTTATTATACAAAAAAAATAACAATAATACATATATAAGATGTTTTTGAAATCCATAAAAACTATTACAAATAATTTAAAAAAAGGTACTACATGGTTAAAATTGTCATTAGGTCTAGGGATTTTGCTTATGATGGTAATTATTGTAAATGCTCATGCTCCTGTAAAAGAAGGATTTTCATTTGAAAAGAAATTTATAGAAAAAACAGGTGACGGCATATATGATAATTTTTATGCTTCAATTTATGATGATTTAGTATATAGCGACATAAAAAATGAATATGAAATTGGAGAAATAGTAAATAGAACTGGTCCAAGTGATGAAAGTATTATCCTAGATTTAGGGTCTGGTACAGGACATCATTTAAAAGAATTTAAAAAACGTGGCTTTCATTGTAAGGGAATTGATAAATCAGAAGCAATGATTAAAATTTCTAAAGAAAAGTTTCCAGACATTGATGTAAATGTAGGAGATTTTATGCAATCCATGCAGTTTCAACCAAATGAATTTACTCATATTACTTGTCTTTATTTCACTATTTATTATGTTAAAAATAAGGTACAATTTTTCCAGAACTGTTATAACTGGCTAAAGCCAGGCGGATATTTAATTTTGCATCTTGTAAATAGAGATTTATTTGACCCTATCATACCCGCAGGAGACCCTTTTGTAGTTGTTTCTCCTCAGAGATATGCAAAACAAAGAATTAATACATCCGATGTAATATTTAATGATTTCACTTATAAGTCTGAATTTGATATACGAAGCGAAGCAGTTGAAAATGCTTCAATTTTTCCAAATGATATTAAGATTTTTAGAGAGATTTTTAAAGACAAACAAAATGGTAATGTTAGACAAAATACTCATAAATTCTATATGGAAACACAAAAGCAAATTTTGTCAAAAGCAAGAGACATAGGATTTATAGAATTGGCTAACATTGATATGGTTAAATGTCAGTATGAAAATCAATACTTGTACATTTTACAAAAACCAAATTAGTTTTATAAATGAAAAAATAATATATCAGGTTCTTAATGAACATAATATATTATATCTTGTTTTTATCAATAATATTTTTATTAATAATAGTTTATTTAATAGTGATTTTGTATATTAAATTTACTTATCATTTTTGGAGTAAACAGCCCGTTTTTCATTATTACAATTTATTGTATTGGATAAACCCATCTGGAGTTATTAATGAAGAACTACCTCTAGTTAATAAATATTGCAATTTTAAAAATATTAATACTACAACATATGATAAATTAAATGATGTAGACAAACAAAACATTGTTAATTTTTTAAAAACAAATTATTTAAGAACTAACCATGCTAATTATCTACCAACCGAAAAATCATTTGCTTCCTATTTTGAAAATAACTCATTTGATTCTTATATTTCTCTCTACAATGAAGAAAAATTCTTAATTGATTATGCGACAAATGATACAATAGATTCAACCGAAATAATTTCTGTTATGACAAGCCGACCATTGTATGTTACAATGAGAAAAAATAAAATAACCATTCCAGTTTATTATGTTGATAATTTATGCGTTCAACAATTATATAGAAATAAAAACATAGCACCGCAAATGATACAAACACATGAATGGTTTCAGAGACAAAAAAATAAAAACATAAAGGTATCTTTATTCAAACGCGAAGGTAAATTGAATGGAATTGTACCATTAACTGTTTACAATACACATGCCTATAAAAAATTAACAGTTTATCGCTTAAAAGACCCTAGAATGGCAGTTGTATTGGTAACTAATGGAACAATTTATTTGTTAATGGATTTCATAAAAGAAAATATATCAAAATTTGAATGTACAATCACCCCACATATTGGAAATTTAACTCATTTAATTAAAAATAAAATAATATATGTGTATTTGCTTAAAAGTGATAATAATATTGTTTCGTGTTATTTTTTTAAAAATACTTTTTCAACATATCACAAGAAACCATTAATTGAATTAACATCATCTATATCAAATTGTCCATATGCCGAAATGTTTTACAAAGGGTTTACAAATGCTTATTATATGATTTGTAGAGAGATAAAAACAAAATACATAATAATAGAAAATATTTCACATAACAATTTAATTGTTGACCGTATTCATAAAAATCAAATAGAAATTTCTCCTACGGCGTTTTTTTTATACAATTATGTATCATATTCATTTAAACCTGAAAAGATTTTTTGTATCTATTAAATTTTAATTAATTTTAATTAATTTTAAATGTTTAATAATATTTATTTATGAATTCTTTGTAAATGACAGCACCAAACATAAATAATATAGTATCAATTATAGTATCTAAGATGTTGCTAGGACCAGTTATAGATAAAGGGTTACTCATTTCTACAAATACTTGCCAGCATTCCCACGTAGTATGTAGCATGAACATTTTAAAATAATAGTTGCTAATAATCAAATTGCTTCTATTTTTAATTAAATATTTATTTATTAAAAACCCAAATAAAATTCCAGATAATAAATGTACAATGCTCCAATTTGATATGTAAAACGTATTTTTAGAATCACCTATTAAATTTTGTTTTAATAAATTTCTTAATTTTAATGGAAGAAAAACATCACCGCTGTCATATAGTACGCGTTTTACGCTTGTCATTAATATATTATATTAATATTAATATTAATATTAATTATCTTATGTATTTTCCTGCCCTTGCAAATGAATCTACAACAAAAATAATAAACACTCCTAAAAATGAATACAATATAACTTCTTCAGTTACATGTCCGGTTTTTTCATTTTGTTGCTCTTCTAAAAGATGTATCATGTAATTTAATTTTTCTAATAACTCTTGATTCCCATTTGTATTTTCGCTTATTTGATTGTAATGATTTGGAACATATTGTTTATAATATTCTGCCGCACTGCTATCATTAGGTAATTTAGTGAATGCTTCAATGCTTACCGGATCATCCTTTGATGATGTTGCTACGCGACCTACATCATGTTCTACATGCGAAGTAGTGTTGTCTGTTTGATTATAATCTTGTAACTCGTCATCATCGTCATCTGGTTTATTATGAATTCGTTGCATCATTGCTGATACATGTGATGGTGTTTCATTGCGTATAGGCTTCTTAATGGTTCTATTTCTTTTTTTATCAATAGCACTTTTATTATCATTAATATTACTATAATTTTCACTAAATGGTGCGGCATTAAGGGCAAATGACATTCTTATAAAAAATTAAGATATTATTATTTTATAAGATACTCAAAAATTATATAGTCATTTAATATAGTATGAAAATTCCTAGCGAATTAGTTATAGCGTCAATTGTGGGGGTAATGATTTATTTATATCGCGACCTTTTTACAGCTCTCTATAAAAATAGTCTTTTAGGAAGATTATTGAGTGTGTTATTAATTGTAGCAATTACATTTAAAAAAACCGAGTATGGTATTTTAGCTGCTATTGTATATATAATAATGGATAAAACTGTTCTTGAAGGAATGTCTAATAATGATGCTAAACATTCTGATAGTAAAAATAAAAATATAGATACAAATGATGCGGTTGCTAGTTTTAAAAATAAACACTGCAAAGATGGAAAAATAATTGATAAAGACGGGAACCCCATTGACATTAAAGACCTAGCATCTAATTTTCCAGAAGTTTCATTTAATCTAGAAAATGAAACATGTAATCCTTGCGCTGAAAAATGCAATTTTAAATTGACTAGTAGCGATGAACGCATTTCAGTAGAGGAAAAAATGAGACCAATTGATAGTGCCGTAGTTTCTACAGCCTAATTTATAATTTATAATTTATAATTTATAATATTTAATATTGTTATATGATTAAATATTTAATTGTAGCCTTGATTGTTTATTTAATTGTTTCACAATTTTTATTTATAAAAGAGGGATTTAATTCTCATGTTAATGCTTATATAAGACCTAAAATAAGACAATTAAGATTAAATAAAGAAACATTTATTACTAAAGTAAATAGACGCATAGTGGATACGGCAAGAAAAATCGGAATAAATTAATTTCTAATTCATTTATATATATATCTATGTCAACATTGCTTACAATAGCACAGAACGCTATTTTTTCTCTCAACAATAGCAAATATTTTGCAGGCATTGCTATGCTCATAGTAAACATTGGTTCTAGATATGTTACATTAGGATTTAGTAAATCTCAAGAAGAATTTATTAAATCTCTTATTATAAGAGAGTTATTAATATTTTCAATTATATGGATGGCTACTAGAGATATATACATAGCAATTACTATGACTGCATCATTTATTATTTTGTCTGATTATTTACTTAATGAAAATAGTTCATGTTGCGTTTTGCCTGAAAAATATAAACAACTTCATCAACTTGTAGACACTAATACAGATGGTCTAATTACTCCAGAAGAGATTAAAAATGCTGAAGAAATATTAAGAAAAGCCAAAAAACAAGACCGTAAAATTAATCAACTTAATATGATGTCATATTTTCAACAAAATTTAATTTAATCAATTAAAATCAAATAATTTCAATTAAAACATTTATATAATATAAGAACGAATATGTCTGTATCTACAACCGACAATAGTAGAAAAATAAATATTAAAATTAATGTATCAGGCGAGGCTGAATTTATTATTCCAATTTTTGTTCCAAAAATGATTGATAGATATTCAAATAGCAAATTTATTTATTTTACACCAACAATTCCCATTACATTAAGCGATATGAAGTCTTTTATTTTGAGCAATAAGAGAGAACAAAATTCAAAAGATTTTATAAATATTTTTACTAACAAACATGAATTAAATAAATTAATAACTTTTATTGGTAAAACTAAAAAAACAAAACCCATCACAACTAAGGATATTGATAATAATTTAATTGTAACAAATAATATAGAAACTATGATGTATGTTTTTTTTAATGAAAATAATAAATTAATATATCAGGGACGAGAATATCCTATATATGATTATGATTGGAATTATAAATACAAATTAATAAAAACTAAAGAAAAAAATCCGGATTATTCAATTGAGATTGAATTAAATGTGTTGGATGTACAAAAAAATAGTTCTGCAGAAGAAAATGTAAGAACCTTATGCAACATTAGAAAAAAAAGAATATTAAAAACGATGGGATTTAAACCTACGCGTAAGACAAGTTTAAACTATAAAAAATCAATCACACAAAAAAATGGTGGGAGAAAATACAAAAAAAATAAATATACACAACGAAATATCATTAAGAGAAGAATTAAAATATTTTAATGCTTAAATTTAATATAAATAAATTAATAAACAGTATAATTTAATTTAATTTATTTATATTATTTAATTTATGTTCAATGCGGTTTTTCTAAACTCGTTTATTAAATATTCTGGAATACATTTAAAGTCAATTAATTTTTGATTTACTTCATATTTATCTCTCGCATCAGGAGTTTCATTAAGTTTTTTTTCAAAATATTCTGGGTCTTCAAAACATTTAATTGCGGTCTTAATGCCACATTTTGGAAATATTCCTTGAATTCCATCACTTTTGTCTCCCATTACAATTTTACAAAATAAATCTTTTTTAGAATCTCCTGTACTATTTTTTGAGTCAATTAATTGTGTGTATTTTAAATTATATATTTTCACATTTTCAGAAGCAATTTGAAGATAATCCATGTCACTTGTAATAACATAAATTAACGATTCAGAACAAGTTTCTTGAATTCTATTCACTGTCAATGCGAGACAATCATCCGCTTCTAATGACGGATGACTCAAAATGGTGAATTGATCATTTACAAACAATTCGGCGTATGCTATTTTGAAGAAATTGCCAACAAATGGGTCTGTAACACGATGGGTTTTATAAGAATTAAATAATTGGTTTCTCCAAATGTTTTGTCTAGGACAATCCTTTCCTATAATGTAAATAGGATTTTCTATTTTTAATTTTTTTGATACTTCAAATAGTTTTTCAATAAATGTTTTTTTAAATTTTTCTATAAATTCTGGGCATTCTTGGAAATTCTCTTGCGGTTCCTTCTTAGCAATTTTCCACCACTGAACCATGGCATAATATCTATAGAATATGAAATAACTTCCGTCAATTAGAATAAAGTTCTGCATTGTATGTATATATATTTATACACTAATTTATTTAATATCTTTCAATTTTTTAATTAAATTTACATGCTATTGTTTACAAGAAATCTGGGCAAAATGTTTTCATTGCTATTTGTAGATTATCTATATATGTTCGTTTGTGTGATAATGTCTGAGATACACTATCTGAAATAGCCAATGCTAACTCTAATCTACAAAAAAATCTAGATAATTTTAAATCATGTTTATTTAACACCTCATTAATTTTTAAAATATCTGAAGCATCAAAGTTATGTTTTGTTAATAAAGCATGTTCACAAATATTATTTAATTTTTCAAGAATTTTCTCTCTATCATTGTCAGACAAGACAATGTCAAAGTTGCTTGTTTCTGTCAGCATATCTAAAATAACCTGAGACGCTTGTTTAAAATTTTCCGACAGCAAGTTTGAGAAAAAAACATAGAAACAATTTTGCTCTTCTCTTGATAATCTTCCAACTATTCCAAAATCTATTATTCCAACCTTTAATTTATCATTTTCATTGATAAAAATAATGTTGCCTGGATGCATATCTCCGTGATAAATCCCATCATATAAAATACATTTTGCTCCGAATTTAGCAAGCAACAATCCATAATCATCTTTCTCATAATCATTTATTTGATTGATTTTTCTGCCATTTATATAATCCATGACAATTATATTATTATCATAATTAGTGAACTCGTCATAAACATTAGGAATAATAATGTCATCTATATTTTTGAATCTATTTCCAAAATCTTTAATATTATTTATTTCACTAATAAAATTTATCTGTTCTTGCATTATTGTCTTATTTTCTTGAAATATTTCTGAAATGTTTAAAGTTTTAAAAACTGGTAAATATTTAAATATATTTATTAAAAATTCAATTCGCTTAATAGCAATGTCCATTTCATTTTTAATATTATTTTTAAGGACTTTTACAACAACCTCCTTATTTTTCATTTTGCCTTTAAATACAACCGCAATTAATCCTGAATTTATAACACGTAAATCATTTAAATCAATCTCCAAATGAGGATATTTTTTATTTACATTTATTATACTGCTGCAAAATCCATAATCTATTTGTTTTTTATTAAATTCTACATTGTCAGTGTAACTCAATAAGAAATCTATTAATTCTTTACTTAAAAAATTATGGTTTGTTGAAAATGCTTGTAAGAATTTCACATAAAACATGTTTTCTTTTGCCAACTTAATTGAGATGTTTTTAATAAGCGAATCATAGTTTCTATGAAATAAGTATTTAATTCCTTCAAAACTTAATATGCTGAAGGTTTTTATTGAAAATCTTATATTATCATACATTCTATAAATATATAGTTATCTAATCATTTCTATAAATGATTTTAATTTATAAAATATTTTCTTCATCATTAAACCTGTTATATTTTCCATATATATTGGTAAATAATCATTTATTTCCATGTTGAATGTGTAGTTAATTTGTGCTGAAGTTAGAGACAACAAATTTATCGTTAACATTGCATTATTACATTTTATTTTTTCATAACCATTTAAATTAATTCCCATTTCATTTACATCTAAATCATAACTTTTAAATATTATTTGGTTATCTACAATTTGTTTTTTGTTTTTTATTAACATATATTTTTTTGATATGCCTAACTCTTTTGACAATGATTTAAATAAAAATAATATGTCACATTCACTATCATCTTCTGTCAAATTTACAATTTTTATGGTTTCTAAAATGTCTTGGTTTAGTTCTCCGATAAGTTTATAGAGAGAAAAATTAATTAAATTATAAATGTTAATGTTGTTATTTTCTATAATAAAATCAATAATAAAATTATTATTTAATTTATTTTTTTTTAAAATAATATCTTGTTTTGAGCAAATGTCAATTATATCTTTATTTATGGTTTTGTTTAACATATAGGATTAAATAATAATTTTATTTAATTAATAAAACGATTACTGAAAAAAAGGTACTATTCATAAATTTATTTTATTTTTACATATTTAATAGGTAAAAATAATTATTAACTAATATGAAACATTTTAATTAAATGTCTAAACTAATGGTATTAAGATTTTTTTCGCTTCTTGGTTTGCGTTTGCTTCGCGCAGGCATCTTAGATTTCGTGTCATCTAAATCTTTGATGCTAATGGTACTTCCACTTTCTTCAGCAACGCTAGGATGTTGAATGTTAATTGTTTTTGTCTTCATGTTTGAAATAATGTCACTAATATCTCTCGGTCCTTTCATTTCAGGTCTCTTATTACTTCGGTCAGCACCACCAGCCCTTCCTTGATTTTCTTGTATGTTTATTCCGTCTCCTCTTGCTGATGTAATGTCTGGTCGGTTAATAGGCCCTTGTTGATTTGGACGATAGGTTGATTGTTGAGTTTGCATTGGTGGAGGAGGGGGTCTTTGATTTCCTCCGCCTCCATTATTTGGCATAAAATTACCCATGAATCCAGCGAAGCCAGGACTAGATTCTCCCATAGAATTTACGGCTGCCTGAGTAAATTGTTGCATTAATTCTGGATTCTGTCTCATAATGTCATCCATGCCCGGCATAGCAGATTTAAACATTGTATTTGTCATATGCACCATAATAGCCGACCCTCCTAATTGGAATAATAATTTAAGTTCAGGAGCCATTTTAGATTTAGATTTATATTTCTCATGTAATTCTGAAAAAATTTCATCATAATCACTAATATTTTCATTAATTTGTTCACCCCACCCATCTAGTTTAACATCAAATGGGTCAATCTTGTTGTTTAAAAACTCAAGACCAGTTACACATGCCATCAACATTTTTGATTGAAATTTAACACTATTTGATTTTTCTTTTTCATCCATAATCATTTCATATTCACCTTGCATTTCTTGAAGATTTGATTCCATATTATATTTTTTTGATAATCTTACACCTTTGCCTTCAAGTTCTTCAAGTTTTCTTAAATATTTAAATTTCTCTCTTAAAGCTTCTTCTTTGTTCATAGATGGAGGCGCAACGCGCTTAGATGGGTCAACCGGAATGTCGTTAAATTTTTGAAATCCGTCCCATGTCTTATTTTCAGTAGGGTCCTTTGCTGTTTCTTTTCCAATTTTAATAGAAGGCCCGTGATTATCTACTGAAATGTCGTCATATAGTTTTACATCTTCACTAAAATCATTGTCATTTAGTTTAATTACATTTTCTCCGGCTAAAACAGAATTAAATAAACTGGATCGTGTTTTTCCTTTAAATTTAGGTGCACTCAAATCATTTAATTCATTTTCTAATTCATTAATGTCACCTAAATCAATGTCAGTTGATTGATTGCTTTTAGTTCCATCCAGTTTTCTTTTTTCATTCATTAAAAGTTCAATTCCTGAACCAAAATTAACTGATGGTTTTTTTGTGGATGAATGATTGTCTTCGCCAAAACTAGATATATCATCTAAACCATTAAGCCTAATTACCGAAGCATCTTTATTTTTAAATTTGCCGCCAATATCAATAGTTTCAAATTCTACCATTTATGATACAATAAGAACATTTAATTTTAAGTAATCCGCAATACAAATATATTGTTTATAAATAATTAAAGTTTTACTGCTAAATTTTTGTATTGAACAAAATACGAAATTCCTTGCAAGAATGAATCCGCTAAATCATCTTTTTTAGAATGTTGTGAAAAAAAATTACTCCAGTCTTTTATTTCATCATAACCATCTAATAATTGTTTTGTAAATTCAACCCCCAATTGTTTTCTCTCTTTATATGTTGTTTTTTGATGTTCTAAAAACGGTTTTAACTTGTTGGACGCAGAATAGAATAAAACATTATTTATGTCTTTCATAATAAAATATTGGGCTATCATTCCCTGTAATGTTTTCATTCTATTTGCTATTGGACTAATTTGATTTTCAATTACAACTAAATCTATTTCATTAACATTAATAGCGATGTTTAATTTATCTCTCATGTTAATTCCTAATTGAACTAAATCATAATGGTCAGCCTTAATCGGTTTAATTATTTCAAAATAATTATCATTTAATAAAATATTAATTTTGTCTAAAATTAAATTTTTGGTAGGTTTAGTTCCACAATCAATTTTGTATTTGGCTGATATAGCATTCAACTCATTTATTTTGAGTTTTTTTAAAGATTTTGGGTATAATTCTTTTGGAGGAATAAGATGAGATTTATTTTTAGAATGGGTGTTACAATAACAATTGCCATTTTTTATAAATTTTGCTTCTTTTTTACACAATTTATCTTTTACAATTTCTTGGCACATTTGTTTCTCTTCACATAAATTTATAACATCCCATTGTTTAATTGTAAAAATTTCATTAGTTAAATTTAAAACACAAAACGCCAGATTTTTTATTCCGACATCAAAACTTATTATGTTTATTGAATTTTGCGACATTGTTATGTAATAATTTAAATTATGTTTAATATCTATTTATTATTATCATTATAAAATAATTAAAAACCATCAAGTCTAATTATTTAATTCGGGTTTGGATATCCTTGTTGCAAGTATTGGGCTTGTGTTAAAATTGGCACAACCATTTTACTTTGAAGTTCACTTCTAGAGAGATATACATTTTTTAAATCACTGCCTTCATATCCAAATGGCCTACTGTTGTCAGAACAAGATTTGTATAAATAAGGACTATTTTTAGACGTACATGATTGCTCACTTCCGTATCTGGCTGGGCAACTACAACATTGATCACATGATTGTAATTGATTATATTTAATTATATTATCAGCATTATTTGTTAAATATTTTCTATAATCTGCGTTTGATTTAATATTCGCATCCTGTCTTATTTTCTCATTAATTACAGCACCTGGTTGCCAATCTGCAAAATTTCTCCCATCTGTCATTATCGGAGGAAAATCAAAATGAATATTGTTTGACCCTGAATAGCATGTTCCCCAACTCATTATATATTATCTAAACAAAATATTATTGTACACTTAATCTCTTAATAAGTTCTGTTCTGGAACCATTTGTTTGAATATTTCTCTCTTTACACAAGTCTTGAAGCGATTTTTTTGACAAATCTTTCAGGTTTAAATCCAGTTTGGAGGATCCAACATTAGTTGATTCATCATCAGCAATAACATCATTCAATTTTGTAACATGAATATCATCTAAAACATTTACTTTATTATGATTTTCATTAAATGAAATGTCTAAACTATTAAGAGTTGAATCATTTAAAACAGAATCCTCATTGTGTATGTTTAAATCAACTAAATTTGTTCTATCTATAACCGGAGTAATTTCAATGTGTTTAATTTCTTCTGGATTAATTAAAAAATCATCCACAATTTGAGAACTGTTACTATCACTATCATCATCCTCATCTTCATAATCGGTTTCACTGTTATCATCAATATCACTTTCATTGTCTGATAGTTCCATGTCTGATACTTCAACTACAGATTTATGAGGCATCAAAGTGGTTAACATGTTGCCAAATTGCAAAATAGAACAATTACCTAAAGCCCCGCATTTAATATTTTCTTCACTGTCATTTTTTTTCGGAGCGGAATTACTTTCAGCATCTTCAGTATCACTGCTATCGCTTTCACTTTCACTTTCACTTTCACTTTCACTATCTGAGTCAACTTCATCATCTGATACAACAATTTTACTAATATTTTCTTTATTAACTGTTATTTTTTCAGCGGATTGTATTGCGGATGCAGACGCTAATTCGTTGGCCTGTCTTGCGTTTGATTGAACTATTGCTACTAAATGTTTGATTGACGCAGTTTGTTGTACTAAATGATTGTCATAAAACGCAAAGCGTTGCTTTACATAAAACATTATTAAACCGCATAATAATAATGTAATTCCTAAACTTATAATAAAACCCGCACTTTCAAACTTTAAAAAGTTCATTATTGTAATCTTTCTATATATTTTTAAATATAATTAAACGTATTATATATTTATTTCTTGTATTAATAATTTGGTTGAATTAATTATTTCTTCAGGATAATCTAATTCAGTTAATACCTTTACTCCACCCTTTATAGATGAAATCCCTTTTTTTAATTTATATGTGTATTTAAAGTCGTTATCTTTTGCTATTATGTCCATGTGGTAGTTTGATATTAGATTGTCATTGTCTAATTTTTTACATAAATCAATAAAATGGGTTGTTAAAATATAATTTACATTTTTGTACTTGTTAATATATCTTAAAAATGATACCGCCGCGCTTATCGCTTCATATGGATTAGTCCCACTATACAATTCGTCAAATATACAGAAATGTCTTTCTTTATTATTTGAAGTTTCAATAGAAGTTAAAATATTTTTACAGCGCCTAGCCTCTGCTTGAAATAAACTATCTCGTCCAGATGTATCAGGTATATTTAAATAACAGTGTAATTGTGAAAATAATGTTAATTTTGCGTTAGAATAAAATCCTAATCCAACTTGCTGAGATAATAAAATATTAAAAAATGTGGTTTTTAACAATGTAGTTTTTCCAGCCGCATTTGGACCAGTAATTAATAATTGTTTGTCAAGAGTATATGAATTTTTAATTGGATTGTCTATTACGGCAGGAAAATAAGCATTTTTAAATTTTGTTTTATTATTAGAAAATTTACAGATTGCTATTTGTTTTTTATCATATTTAATTTTCAAATTATTAATATTGTCAATGTATCCGTGAAATCCAAATGAATAAGAAAGAGTATTTTTAATTAGTTCGTCATCGTGCAATTGATAAAAACATTTCATTACATGTCCTATATTTGTTAATTTGTATAAATTAAGTTTCCATGGTGTTATTTTATCTAGGTCTAGTTTAAATTTAATTAAAATGTCTTTATTATCTCTCATATTGTCAATAAATAATTGATAAGAATTCACATTTTTACAATTTGCTTCAAAATTATTAAATTCTGCTATTGTATGATTTATGTAATCTTTTATTTGAAACAAATAATCATGGATCTTGTATAAATTCTTGTAAAATCTAATACAAGTCATTAAATTTTGGTATATTTGAAAGAAATAAAACGCAAGGGTAAATGTTATGTATAATTTTTTGTCCATTGTAGAATTCTTAAAGTTAAAAAATATTTGACCTAATGGATGACGAGAGAAAAGTTGTTTTAATATAATAATGTATGTTTCCATATCAATCGGAACCTTTGTTAATTTTAAAATAAAAAAAGGAATAATTAAAAAAACAATCGGCAGAGACAATGATATGACCGGTGAAGTAAGGTTATATAGACTAAGTATTTGAAGAAAATTACTTTTGTTATTTAACCATTTAAACCAATTAGTGTCTATGTATTGGTATTTCTCATAAAATCCTGTATCATTAACAATCTCATCGCATATAGAATTTATTTTACTAAATTTATCAACCTTATCTTTATAATTATCCAACTTCATGGGCTTGTAATTTTTAATTATTTTCTTACTATCATCCAGAAATGTTTTGTCATTTGTATAATATCTGGACCATAAATTTAAAGTTTCTGATGAAAATATGTGACTAGGTGAAAAAACAATATCATAAATCGGTTTAGCAGTTTTATCGCTCGTTTTTAATAGTTCTAAATCATTTACAATTGAAGGATCAATTGATTTTTTATTTTCATTATATTCAATTGGCAATTTGAAATATTCTATATTAACCATTAAATTAAAATAGAATATTAAATATTATTAATAAACGTAGCAACATAATTCATTAATTCGTCTGCTCGCAAAATGAGGCAGGCAATTCTTTAATTTGTGTCTGATAATGAGTTTCAATCTCCTTAACTTTTCTAAAATCTCTCTTCGTAACAAAGTTAATGCCTACACCTTTACGTCCCCAACGACCTCCGCGACCAATTCGGTGTAGATAAGTGTGAATGCATTTTGGTACATCAAAATTAATTACAGTGCTTACTTGCTGAACGTCAATGCCTCTCGCAGTTACATCTGAACTAATAAGGACACGATGTTTTCCACTCTTAAATTCGTCATAACTTTCATTGCGGGCTTGTTTTTCCATTCCACTATGTATACAGCACACTGGATATCCATCGGTCACCATTGCTTCATGCAAATCAGACACTTTTTTAACACTATTACAATAAATAATACACTGAGACATAGAAATTTGACCATATAAATCCTTCAATGTTGCATATTTTTCATTATCATCATTCAAAGCAATATAATATTGAGAAATGCCTTCTAGGGTTAACATTTCACTTTTAACTAAAATTTTAACAGGATCTCTCATAAATTTTTCAGTAAGACTATATAGTTCTGACGGCATTGTGGCACTAAAAAGACCAATTTGAACATCTGTTGGAAGAAATTGGAAAATATTATAAACCTGTTCTTTAAATCCAGATGACAACATTTCATCCGCTTCATCTAGAACCATCATCTTAACATGTTTAGTGTCTAAATACTTGCGCCTCATCATATCATGTACGCGACCCGGGCATCCAATAATGATTTGAGGTTTATCCATTTGAAGTTTATCTTTATCATCTTCAGTTGATGTTCCTCCAACAAGCAATTGACAAGTAATGCCTTTCATGTTACTAGTTAGTCCTTCTATAACATTAAGAATTTGACGAGACAATTCTCTTGTAGGAGATAAAATCATTGCTTGGACCACATTTTTACTTGGATCAATGCGATAAATAGTTCCTATAGTAAAACAACCCGTCTTACCTGTGCCAGATTGAGCCTGCGCAATTATATCACGACCCTCCATTAGTGGTTTAATCGCTTTCTGTTGAATCGGGCTAGGATTCTCAAAACCTAGTGAATAAATTCCACGCAGAATATCAGTTCTTTCTACTTGAAACTCGGGAAATTCATCCCAAGATTTAATTTCTTGGACAATATAATCTTTATTAGTTGTA